CTACTAATTTCCTTTTTGAATCTCTGTATACTTTTGATAAGCTTGCACCCTTGAATTGTGCTGTCGGCATAAAAGTTGCAATTTCCCATTCGGGTTTATCGACTTCTGCGTAAGCAGATCTAACATGCTTGTATAAGTAGTGGTGAATAGTTGGCTTGATATATTTCTGCGGTATTCCTTTTCCATTTCCTAATATTCCATCTAATAATCTTGCTCTAACAACTGGACTTAAATAATGTAAATTTGCACCATAAAATCCACCCTTAGCAGGACCTAACATAATAATCAAAGGGAATCTATCGTAATATGGTAATGTCTTTTTAAACTTAGGATCATAAAAATACATATACATTTTACCAATAGGTCCACTGACTCTATCAATAGGCTTCTTAGTTTGTTTTAGAACTTCATCTTCGAGAATATTATCTCTTCGAATAACTCTACCACGAAACATTTCTTCTGCTTTGTCTCTAAACCACGCAATTGATTGCTTAGTTCTCGGAGTAATCCCAGCTCTAAACGCTTCAATCTCTAGTTCTTTAAATAAGCTTTCACCTGCCATAGTGTTATTTATATAAGTTTATGTACGTTTTTTGCGTCTATATGGTTTCAACGCTTTGAGTTTACCAGGAACTTTTTTCAATGGTTTTGTCATTATTCCCATCTCTTGTAAAGTTTTTTCAGTCCAAACCTGAAATTCCCATTTACGGTCTTTACAAAATCTATCTGCAGCTTCCCATTTGTTTCTATTCTTTACATAAGTTAAACCTTCTGTAATATACTTCTTAGTCTTACGTGCACCCGTGGGAGGAGCAGTTTCCTTATGTGGTTTAATTTCTACTAATATAGTTTTATTTTCAAATACAATTTTTAGATCAGGGAAATATCTATGGTATTTTTTATCAACATCATAGAAATAAGGTACAATGATTTCTTCGCTTGACCATTCTTTTACCTTTGGATTTTGATCACACCATTTAAATGTATCCCTTTCCCACAAAGATCTATAGATAACATTGTTATAATCACCTTTGTATTTCTTTTTATTCTCTACTGTATATCTTCCAGAATACGCCATTTTCTCATATAAATAATGATAAGATTCTTACAAATTATTTATAGGTACAAATATGGGTGATAAAATCGGCGGAGCTAAATTTCCCCTAAATACTGGTGATTATAAGTCAAGAATAACATTTCATGCGATAAAAGTTATTCCACCAAGTATTGCTGTTCGTTTTGAGGCTTCTCAATCTGCTAATGAACAAGGTGTAAATGGTAATTCAGACACAGTTGAAAAACCAAATAAACCTGCAGGTGTTCAGGGGCAAGCTAATAGTATGAAGGTTGTTGAATTAGAAAACGAAAAAGTAGAATTACATTTACCTTTATCATATCAAGTTAATGATACGCAAGATTATTCAACAGCATCATTAGGAATTGCTGGTGCTGGACTTATGGCTGGTGCAAATAAAGGTGATGCAATTGGTGAGGCAGCATTCCAAGCTGTTAAAGACGGTTTTAGTTCTATTGGTGATTTATTTAAATCAGGTGCAGTATCAAGAGTTGCATTAGTTCGTGGTGCACAAGCAGTACCTATTATACCACAAGGTGTTAAAAGTGCATTGAGTATTGCTGGTAGAGTTGCAATGAATCCTAATTTACGTGCACAATATAATGGACCTAATATTCGTGAATTTAACTTTACGTTTAAATTATTTCCAAAATCTGCTGATGAATCAGAACAAGCTAAGAAAGTAATTCGCTTCTTTAGATTCCATTCTTACCCAGATCAAATAGCTCCAAATATTGCATACGATTATCCTAATTTATTTAGAATCAAATTACAATCAAAAGGAACTGACAATAGATATAAACATGTTGGAACACCAATTAAATTGTGTTATTTAAAAGTTGTATCAGTAAACTATAATCCAACAAGTACAGTATTACATGCTGATGGTTCACCAACAGAAATTGATATAAACCTTACATTTACTGAGTACAAACCACTCAATAGAGATGATGTTAGATATGAAAATAATTCTATTTTCTATCAATATGAAGGTTATGGTGCACAAGCAGAACAAGAATATAATCAACAAAATGGAATTTATGATCCTGCAGGAGATACAGACTAATGAGTAATTTTTTTAGAAATTTTCCGGCCACAAATTATTATTTTGGCGATGAAGTATTACCTACAGTCGTAGAGAATATTGGTATATATTCTGATACTGTAGATCAGGTTAGAGATATTGTTGGAACTTACCAAGATTACTATATTCAACCAGGTGAAAGAGCTGATCAGGTATCACAAAAATTATATGATACACCTGATTATCATTGGACATTTATATTAATGAATCCAAAATTAAGAGAATGTGGTTGGCCTTTATCAGATAGAGAAGTATATAAAAAAGCACAACAAGATTATTATCATAAAGTATTAACAACTAAAACTACACTAGGTGATAAAATGATTGTTGGACAGACATTAACAGGTTTGACATCAGGTGCTACTGGTACTATTGGATATAGAATTATTGATAACGGCCAAGTTTGGTTTGATAACACTACTGGTAATTTTATTTCAGGAGAAACAGTAACATCAACAAATGCTAATGGTGTTTTAGAGTCTATTGTTGTAGAATCATTTGAAGACCAATTAAATGCAGCTCATCATTATGAAAATTCAGATGGTAGCTGGGCAGATATTGATCCTACAATTGGTCCGGGTGCATTATTAACTGAAGTTACATTTTTAGATAATTTAATTCGTGCAAATAATGATCTAAAAAATATTAGAGTTATTAAAAGAAACCAAATAGAATTTGTTATAGAATCATTTAATGAGGCTATTAGTCAGTGAAAAACAAAAGTGAATACGTTCTTGAGTCTGTTCTTTTAGAATCAGAGAGACTCAACGCGCCGGTTGAATTAAGAAATATGGTCACAGACATTGACCTATATGAGCATTTAGATAAACCATATTTAACAGCTCAAGTTTTACTTATTGATAATGAAAGACTATATGAAAATGCAGATATACTTGGTGCTGAAAGAATTACAATTAAAATAAAAAGTATAAGAGATAATACTAAAGCAATTGAAAATTATTTCTATATAAAGAAAGTTATTTTTGATGAAAAATCAGGTGATAGAACACAGATTATTTCATTACAATTAGTTGAAGATATTGGCTTTATTTCAAATTTAATTAATATTAATAAAGCCTATACAGGCAAACCTTCAAAGATTATTGAAAAGGTTGCAAGAGAATATTTAGATTGCGGTTTTGAAATAAATGGAAAGGAAACACAAGGTGACTTTAATGTTATCATTCCTAATTTAAATCCAGTTGAAACTATTCAATGGTTAACTCAAAGAGCATCGACTGTAAGAGGTTATCCATTCTATACATTTTCAACCATGGCATTTAATAAATTATATATGGTAGATTTAGGCACAATGCTTGAAGCACCTGTATTGAATCCAAATATTTCATATAAGTATAATCAAACTGCAAATAACTCGCCTGATGAAGATGTAAAGAGACGAGTCATCAAAGGTTATAGATTTAGTAATAATAGTGAAGACTTATCACAAATTATTGGAAAAGGTTTAATAGGAGCTAAATATAATTTTATTGATACTATTGATGAAGTTGATAGAACAATAAAATTTGATATTCAAGAAGATTTATTTAAACAAATGGCTGATGACGGTCTGTTAAAGCAACAACCTAATGTTCCTTTTTCTGACAAGTATACACATAATGGTAAGTCATTTAATAAAATGCAAACAGAAACAATTTCTATGTTAAGAAGTTCTGGTGCATTTAGAGAAGCGCCGGCTGGTTTTGAATCTAGTTTTGGTGAATCTTATTTGGCAGCAGATTATAAATTAGAAATAGTATCCAGAGCAATGGATAATATTCTAAAGAAAAGTGTATTAACAATTGTTGTTCCTGGTTTAGACTTTATTGATGGTGATAAACATTCAACAATTGGAAATAAGATTAGAGTAGAGTTTCAACATACTCAAGCTGATCAGAAGAAATCTAGTAAGAACTTAGATACTAAAAAATCAGGTGATTATTTAATTTATAATGTTAGACATCAGTTTAAGAAAGAAAAATATGATGCCGTTTTAGGTTTAGTTAAAATAGGTAATTTGAAGAGATGATTCCAGAAAGATATTTAGATTTTTATGGTGATGAAACACGATGGTTTATTGGAACCGTTGTTGATATTAATGATCCTGCACAATTAGGCAGAATCAAAGTTAGAATATCTGGTATTCATTCCGATAATAAAATCGATATTCCAGATGATGCATTACCATGGGCGCAATGTGTTGTACCAATAACAGAAGGAGGAGTTAGTGGATTGGGAAATAATCTTGGCATTCAGCCAAATGCAAGGGTTTTTGGATTATTCCTTGACGGAACTAACTCTCAATTACCAATGGTATTCGGTTCCTTGCCAAGATTTGAATCAACTGCTGAAGGAGGTAGAACAACTTCTCTCCAAGCTAGAGGTACAAACACAATCCCACCGAATCCAGACAACAAAATTGATGAACCAGCTGATCCATATCAAGCAGAATATCCATTCAATGCCGTGCATCAAACTAGGAGTGGCCACGTAATTGAAGTTGATGATACACCTGATCATGAGAGAATTAAGATCTATCATACATCTGGTACATTTGTAGAGTTTCACCCAAATGGTGATGTAGTAACACAATTAAAGAATGGATTTAGATCTGTAATTGGTAATGATAAGATTCATGTTACAGGTAATTTAAATATTATTGCTGATGGTGATGTAACAATTGAAGGTAAAACAATTAATTTAAATAATGGAACACAAGGAGCTGCACGTATTGGTGATACAGCAGATACTGGTGATGATCCACCAGGTATCTCAGGTTCAGATGGATCGAATAAAATCGAAAGCGGATCAAAGACCGTATTCATTGGTGATTAACGTATAAATAGAAGTATGGCAAGAATTTTTTCACAAGAAGATGGCAACTTATCAGTTAAACCCATTACTACGTCTAGAACAAAATCGTACGTAGATATTGATTTAACATTTGCAAATAAACCTTCTGGTGATGTATATAAAAAGACAGATGCTGAATCTGTTAAACAAGGAATTAAAAATTTATTACTTACAAATCATAATGAGAAACCATTTCAACCTTATTATGGTGGAGACTTAAATAGGTTTTTATTTGAATTAAGCGAAGACTTAGATGAAGAAGATATTGAAGATAGAATTGCTTCAGCTATTGTCGGATATGAACCAAGAGCTTTATTAAGAAGAGTAAAAGTAACTTTACAACCTGATAATAATATTATTCAATGTGAAATAAAATTTCAGGTTATTAGTACGTTAGAAGAAGTAACACAGAATATAACACTCACGAGGTTGAGATAATGGCATTAATAAAATCATCAGATTTAGATTTTGATACAATTAAACAAAGTCTAAAATCACATTTCGAGCAACAATCAGAGTTTTCAGATTATGATTTTGAAGCTGCTGGTCTTTCAAATATTTTAGATGTATTAGCATATAATACTCATCTTAATGGATTAATTGCTAACGTAGGTTTGAATGAATCATTCCTAACATCTGCTCAATTAAGATCTTCTGTTCTTGCTCATGCTGAAACATTAGGATATAATGTCAGATCTCGTACAGGTTCATTTGCTACCGTAAACTTATCAATTACCGGTACTGGAAATACTACAACTAATACAGTGACATTACCAGCATATACAACATTTACTACAAGTGTTGATGATGTAACATATTCATTTCAGACAACTGCAGCAATAACAGCAACAAACGATGGATCTGGCAATTTCACATTTTTAGGTGCTGATGGTACGGCTAATATTACAATTACTGAAGGTGTAATTAAAACAAAAACATTCCTTATTGGTGACGTAAATGATGAACAGATTTATGTAATTCCAGATGCAACAATTGATACTTCAACTTTAGATGTTAAAGTATACGATAGTATTTCATCGTCGTCTTATACTGAATACGTTAATATTAATGATACGGTTCGTATTGATGAAAATTCTACAGTTTATATTATTAGAGAAGTTCCAAACGGTTATTTTGAATTAACATTCTCTGAAGGTAATGTATTAGGTAAAGCTCCTTCGGCCGGTAATAAAGTTATTGCAACTTATCTATCAACTAAAGGTGCTTCTGCAAATGGTGCAAGTTCATTTGTAGCTTCTGATCAGGTAGATATTGGTGGTACTGATTATAATATTACAGTAACAACTGTTGCAAATTCTGCTGGCGGTGATGAGAAAGAATCAGTAGCATCGATTAAAGCTAATGCTCCAATTGCATTTGCTACTCAACAAAGAATGGTTACTGCCGAAGATTACAAAGCATTAATTTTAGAAAACTATTCATCTACAGTTTCAGATGTAGTTGCTTGGGGTGGTAATGATAATGTTCCGCCTGAATATGGTGTTGTATTTGTATCACTTAATTTTAAAACAGGCATTGCTGATTCAATTAAGACTACAGTTAAGAATAGTATCGTGTCTCAACTTTCTGATAACCTTGGTATTATGTCAATTGATACTAAATTTACTGATCCTGTAAATACATTCTTAGAAATCACAACTAGATTTAATTTAGATCCAAATTTAACTGGTGATACTACACAAACTGTACAAAATAATGTACAATCAGCTATTAATACTTACTTCACAACAAATCTTTCAACGTTTGATGCAGTATTCAGAAGATCAAGTCTATTAGCTGAGATTGATGATCTTAGTCCGGCGATTCTTAACTCTAAAATGGATATTAAGATACAACAAAGATGGACACCTTCATTAAATACTCAAATTAGTACAACATTAGATTTTCCGGTAGTATTATCTCAACCAAATGGAACAGATCGTATTATTACTTCATCAGCATTTAGAGATGAGAATAATAATCTTGTTACTATTAGAAACGTATTAGATTCAACTAAATTAGAAACGGTCGACTCTTTAGGAGTTGTTGTGAAAGATAATATTGGTTCATATTCACCAACTGATGGTGTGATTACGTTAACTGGTATTGAAGTTTCTTCTTATAGTGGAACAGCTATTAAAGTATCTGCAATTCCTGCGAATCAATCAACAATTAAACCATTAAGAAATTATATCTTAAGTATTGATACTGATATTTCG